TTGCGTCAGTTCCGGCGGCGCGTAGCCGCAAGGTTAAGTCTGCGTCCGCTGTAACGGCTGTCACGGTCACAAAAACTTTGTAATTTGTGTAAGTAGCGCTAAACGTGTTAGCGGGCAACGACACACTTGTAGCAGTTGTGAACGTAGTGCTACTAAGAAACGTTAGGCCGCTTGACGCAACCGGGTTAGCTGCCGCAAAAACTAGGTTGGCGTTAAGTGACGCTGCGGTAAGCACATCACCGGGGCTGTACGTTGTTAACGGCATAGGTCTACATTAGCCCAACACGTCAGGGCCGTCTAGCAAGCTTGTATCCAAAATAAACTGCGTAACTACCGTAGTAGTAGCCGTGTAGAACGTAATCGTATGGCCGCCGTCCAACACAATCTGCCCGTCAATGCCTTCCACCGATAGTTCCTCAGTGATCGTGCCGTAGTTTTCTACGGTCACGGTAATTTCTATGGTGTCCCCAATGTCGACGGCTGCCACTATGTCGCGCTGCGGGTCTGTCAACAGCGCCAGGTTGGTGGTAACGGCTGTTAGCCGCGGCTCAGGTGCCGGTGCCAACAGGTAGCTTGCCGCTGCCGTGATCTGCCCGGCTGTGTCAAGTAGTGAGCCTGACACGTCTTTGGTTTGCACAAAATACAGGGCTTGACTTGCTGCGTCTGTGTCGGTGTCCGTGTTGCCGTTTAGCCCTGTCACGGTGGCCCGGTTGACTACTTCGCGTGCGTCAAACTGTATGCCAACAGTCCTAAATTTTAGATCGGTGCCCTGGTCGCTGAACACGGCGGCCGGGTTGCTTAACGTGTTTCCGATACGGTCTTGGAATGTTAAAACGCCGTCTGCGTCAATAAACAGCCGCCCGAATTCTGCCGTATTGTTTATGTCCTGCAAGTAAGCCAACACGTTTGTGCCAGCTGCAACGTCATACGCAGCGCTGTGGCCTAGATCTACTGTGCCAGCACTTATTGACGTAGTGCCCTGGTAGTCAACTTCAGGCAGGGCAAGCACGGTGTTTATGCGTTGCCCTGACGTTTCAGCCGTTGGGTTGAACGCGTCAATGAACGTATTGGCTAGCAAAAAAAAGTTGTCTACGCATTTAACGTCAATAAAGTTTTGGCGGTCTGTGTTGTATTGGTAGTCGTAGCTTTCCACAATGCCATTAAACAGGTAGGTGTTTTCGCGGCTGACGCGTACTTTACGCATAGGTGCTAGGCCTGGCACGTTGGTTGCTGTGTCGTAGTAAATGCTGTTTGTGTCGTACGGGTTAAGTAGGCCGCCTGCCAGGGTGTCGTTTAACGTAAACGACATTGTGCCTGCACCGAATTGGTCGTACTGCGTTTTGCGCCCGCGTGTGTAGCTCACACTTGTGACGTACTGCGTAATGTCCGCAAATGACGTGGTGCCGTCTAAAACGTCGACACCGTTAAGTAGTGACGTATCTAAAATAAATGCGTCTTGCAACACGCCTGTGTCAAGCTCAACGGTGTAAGTACCGGCGCTAGCAACTTCGCCCGACATTTACGCCACCCGTATGTCAATTACGCCGCTACGCCGGTTGTATTGGCGTAACGCGTTCACGATCTTGTCAGGTAGTGACGCGTCAGCAATTGTCGAATAGACGTTAATTGTCGTACTGCCACCGAAATTGCCGGCACGGTTGAGCGGCACTACGGCTTCAGGGCCGCGTTCACCAATCATTGCCAATGTTGGCCCGGTCACGATGCCGCCTGCCGCCAAGCCAGGGATCTTGCCAACCAAGCCGCCAATAGCGCCCATGCCAGGTATCGACTTAAACGCGCCAATGAGCTTGCTAATTAACGCAATGCCGGCCTGTATCGGGTCAATCACAAAACGCCTAAAACCGTTGCTAAACGCCTCAAACGCCATTGACACAATGCCAAACTTTTTTTCTAGCAACACAAACACGGCAATGAGCGCCGCAATTCCAATAACTACTAGGGCAATCGGGTTCATTGACATGACAAAGTTAAACGCGGCCTGTGCTGCCGTGGCAATGATTACGCCTGCCCGGTACACCTTCATGGCGGTGTTAGCAATCAGCACAGCCGCAGCTACGCCACCGATAACGCCCGCAAAGATTAGGAACAGTTGCGTGTTTTCTTGCGCCATAGTTGCAAGCGGTAGCAACACGTTTAACAGTTGCTGCACAGCCGGCAATAGGGCTGCGCCTATGCTTTCTTTTGCTTCCGCCATTTGTATGCCAAAATTCTTAAACTGACCTTGCGCCGTGTTTGCTGCGTCAGCTGCAGCACCGCCGGTAGTCGCAGCCAGGGTAGACATGACTTCCTCAAATGACATTCCTTCTTTAATTAGTGGCCCTAGTGATGCGTCAAGCGCTTTCAGGCCTTTCATGTTGCCGTTGTAGGCCTTGCTCAATGCGTCAGTAGTGGTAGTCAGATCAGCGCCGGTGCTTGCGCTTATGTCAAGCGCCTGGCTTAACAGTTCCTGGCTGTATTCCAAGCTGCCTGTTGACTGCACCAACGTGGCCAGAGCCGGCCTCAAATCGTCATCAGCAACCGCCGCGCTGCGGCTCATGCTGCTCAACAGCATTTCATTGCTTGCCACCTGGTCATCAGTTGCAAGGCCTGACCGTTTAAGCACGCCTGCTAAATGATCCTGTGCGGCTGCGTCTTCCATTGCGGCTTTTGCCGCGCTACCTAACCCGGCTGCCAAGCCTGCGATTGCGGCCATCGCCGGCACAGCTGCCTTCTTTAACGCAAACTGTGCCTTTGCGCCCGCGCCTTCCAAGTTCTTAAATTCGTCTATGGCGCGGCTAATACCTTTGCCGTCAAAGTCGCTGATGATTGGAATGGATACAGCCATTACCTGACCAACCTACTATTTACAGCTTGCTGTACCACGTCGACTACGGCTTGCAGATCCTGTTCTAGTTGCGTGGCGTTTGCTTCGTAGGCAGGCCACATGATGCGTGATGCACGGCCAAAACGTGCTTCAAGTTGCCGTGCCAGGTTGCCGCTACTGCTACGGCCTGTGGTGTCAAGCACAGTGCCCCCGGCTGACTTCATGACAATGGCAAACGCCGCCATAGTGCTTTTGCGGTTGCTGAAACGTGTTGTAATCGTTTTGCGTACAGCGTCACCGCTAAACGGTGTCAACCTGCCGCCCTGCCAACTACGTGCAAAACCACTCAGCACGGCATTAGGCACACGGCTTTTAGCGTCAGCGACCACGCTTGCCGTAATCAGCTTCATGTCTTTTTTTATCTGTTTCGCTAGCTCAGGCTCAAGTTTGGCTAGTTCCTTCATAGTCTCTTTAATGCCGGTCACAGACACGGTGGCGCTAGCGGACACGGTTAGCACGTTCCTGCAGGCGGTTGTTTTCGTTCATCACGCTAATAACGGTAGCCAAGTCAAATTCGTCGAAGTCAACGTTTGCAGGCCACCAACCTGTTTGGACTAGCACCTGGGCTAGTTGGCGGCGGTAGCCGCTTCCGTAGGGTTTGTAGGCCCACTGTCAATCGGTGTAGGCGGGCCGTCTAATGACGCTTCGTAATCAGCCAGGCTAAGTTTTGCAAGCGGGTGCTTCTCACGTTGCAACGCGTACCACGTCAAAATCACCATGTCTTGCCCGCGTAGATCTGTGCCAAGTTGCGTCATTGACCGTTTGGTGTGCCGTTCCCAATTCAGAACGTCAATAAACCGTGTCTGTATTTCTACGGTTTGCCCGTCAGTGATCAGTTGCCATTTTAGTTGCACGTCGCAAGCTACCTAACGCGTGTTACGCGGTTGCTTCAGCGAATGTGCCGCCTGCCAAAACTACGGTTATTTCGCCAAGCTCGCCCAGGTTGGCCGCAAGCACTTCCAGGCTTTCTAGGTACCCATTTGTAATGCTCAGCAACGGGTTTGTGGCGCTAGTTGCAGCGCTTGTCGGTTTTACGTCTGCGTAGCACTGCGTACCGACAAGCGCTTTAAGCGTTGCGTAGACTTCGCTTGCTTCGTACGTCTGGTTAAAAACTAGGGTCAATTCGTTGCTGTTCATGCCGGCCTGGTAAAAACGATCACGGCTAGCCATGCTTGAGCTTTCCAACGCGTCAGCAACACGGTTAAGTACTGCGGACTTGCAAAAATCGGACAGGTCGACTTTGGTTGCTGCCGTGGTGCCAATGTTGACCAACGGCGCGCTGTAGTAAATTGCTTGGGGCATTGTCATGTTTTGCCTTCTTTCGTTACCTAAGTTTTAGCACAGTTTGTAGTGGTTTGTGGCGTATTGCTACGGCCCCATTTTAGCGCCAATAGTCAGTTCGTATGACGCGTATTCTTGGCCGCCAATAACGGTAACGGTAGGCAGGGCTGTGGTTAAGCCTATTTCTGCACGGCGTATTAGGTCAGCAACTAGCAACAGGTTTTTTAGCGCCTTTAGATCGCCTGGCCCTATGCCAATAATCTTTACTGTAAATGTCATGTCAAAAACCAGGTTGCTGTTCATACGTATGCGCGGTGCTTCGACAAACGCGCACGGCGGGTTTAGGTTGCGCGGATCGT